AATCTCCAAAATTTTGGTCCGTCTTCTTCCTTATCTCTATCTATAACTTTTACGATATAGAATTTACGAGAACGATACTGAGCAGCCAATTGTTTGTCTGATTCTTTTCCGGTTGAGATTAACTCTTCATAAACCTCATTTAAAGGTGAACGTTCGTTATCGTTTTTTCCCGGGTCATAAAATTTTTGCCATTGTCCTCCTACTTGTATCTCATGATACCAAGCTTCTTTAAATGGTGATGAACCATCGCTTGTAGGTAAGATTCTAACTCTTCTTTGTCCAGATTGCTCCTTATCACTTAAGATAAGTGCAAAATATTTTTTCATTCTTTCGTCTTGCGACATTTTCCCTTGGGCCCCTCCCCCTGATTGTTTTGAATTTTCGTACTGTGCCAATACGGCGTCTAATGAACTCATGTGTTATAAAATTAAATTGTTAAATTGTCCTTTAAATATAGGTGATAAAACTTGTGAAGTCAAATAAAAAAAGGTGTCCGTTGAGACACCTTTGAATTTTTTATTATCGTTTGAATGATGTTTTGTATTCATCTTCTTGAGAACCAGGTTGGAATGAATTTTTAATATCATTCACATTAATATCTTCAACTTCGTCTGAGGTTAAAACATAATCATTTTTTCCTGTTTTCTCCATCTCTTCTTGTTTGTCATCGAAGAATTGTGAAAGTTTTTGGTTAAATGGGTATGAATCATAACTTCTCAACTCTAATTTTTCTTGAGGAGTTTTTTCACGATACTTCTCAATCTTATTTTCAAGTGAGTTTAATTTGTTCATAACATTATCCATCTCACCCAATTTAGCTTCTAAATTAGAAAGTTGGTTAAACAAGTTTTCAAAATACTCTTCTTGTTTTGTTTCAATATTTTTTTGAGAATTAACCAAATCAGTTATTTCAAGTTCTTCAGATTCTTCACCTTCAGTTCCTGTTTCTTCTGATTGTCCCTCATCGTCAATTTTTTCAACGTCAGGGTCATTCTCAACATCAATTGGTTGTGGTGCTCCTTCTCCCGGTGCCGGTGGTGGTACTGCCTCAGAAGGTGCAGGTGCCGGTGGAGTCTCTCCTCCTGCCGCTGGCGGTGGTGTTAAAGCTTCTAACCCTGCTGTTGGGTCTTCGGGTAAATCAGCCTCTTGTTCCATAATATACTTGTTGATATTATGATATCTTGCGATTTCTTGTATTAATTTCTTGTCTAAACCCATTTCGATTATCCGTTTAATAATTGTTTAATTCCTCCTGCCGTCTCAACTCTAACTTTTCTATTAATAGTTGTTTGGTGTCCGGCTCTTTCAATAAGACCATCTCTTTCTCTGATTGTATAACAATCCCCTGTGTCTAAATCACAAACTTGTTGTGTTCCGTCACCGTTATCTGTTTGAGAAACTCTAGTCGATTTCCCAAGATAGTTGTCTAATGCTGATTTTATGTTCATAAAATTGTTTTTATTATAAATATATCGTTATGTTATAAAGTGAATGGAGGACTAGTAACCAATTCTTTTATTGCATCACCACCGAACCCTTTTGGATAATATTCCATAACTAATGTAAACACCCCTAAACCATTAACAGTACAAACTTTTGTACCATTTGTACTCTCTCCAGCGATACAACTTGAAGGAACCGGAAATGAATCTCCGGGTTTAAAGAATTGAGAAGAACCAACCCATTGGAAATTAAATGGTCGATTACCAGTATCAAACTTGAATGAGATGTAACCACCCGCGGGTTTTTTAATGTTAATATAATTAAACGCGTTTCCTTGTATATTAGGACTCTCACCAAGAGATATTATTGATAATTGTGATGTAGTTGCCGGTTGTGAATTAGGAGTAAGAGTAGATGGTTTAAAATAAAAATTAACACATCTAAGAGCTTTATTAGGGTATTTAACTTTATCAACGGCACTTGAGGTCACACAAAATTCAATTGTAACAACTTGTTTATTTCTAATTGGATTTTGGGCAAATTGACTAATAGGTGTATTAATTAACATATCAGCAATTTGGCTATATGTAATTGTAAAAATATTATTATTCACATAATTTGTAATATCTGTTTTTACCGTTCTATTTAAAGTTGTTTTGACTTTATTATTTTCTAATGTCTCATCAAATATTGAAATAGTCATTTCAACTTTAGTGTCAAGTACCCAAGCCCCAACTTGTGGGTTAACCGAAATTGTTACTTTCTCAGTAACTTTACCACTTACTAAATCTTGACTTGTCGATATTAGTGGTTCCGGCCCATATAATTGTTGATTAGAATTTGGTGCGTCTGCTTTAGGAGCATTTACAATTTGATTCTGTGGGTTTTGATATCCTCCCGGTGATGCCGCGGCAGATGCTGGTAATGCGGGGTCATAAGTATATTGGTCAATTGTTGTAAATGTACCAAAATCAGTAGTGACAACAATAAACCCTTTCTTAACCACATTATTAGGTAAGAATTTAGGTGTAATAACTCTCATCGTTGAATCATTAAACACCGTTATACCTGTCATTCCAACCTCAACTCCGTTAACTTTAACCGATTTAACACCATTAAAGTTTCTACCATTAAGTTGTACAATCGTCCCCGTATTACCTGATAATGGTGAGAATGATGATATAACCGGTGGTGGACAAGATTGACCAGGTAATGGTGGAATCGGTGAAGGTGTTGGTGTAACACCCGGACTACTACCTTTATTATCGGTTTCATTTATCTGATTTAATAAATCCGCAACAATTTCTTTAGTTGCAACCTCAACCCCTTTAGACAATGCAGACGTTAAAGCCTTTTCCATTGTCCTTTTTAAAGTTTTATACTCATCGATATTTTTATCGTAATCACTTGGTGAAACATTCTTTTGAGGGTAGAAACAAACATAATATTTTACCAAACCAATATCTAAAACTCTGTCAATATTATTAATCAACCTATCTCTCATAAAAGTAATATATGTATCGAGTGTTGAAAAACTTGCCAACGGTAATGAAATATTAGTCGATGGATTTGTTTGAACATTAACACAAGAATAAGGTTTTAAAAATAATGTTGATGTTGCTCCGTAGTTAATATCTAATGAAACTGATGCCCAATTATTATTCCACCCATTAAATTTACCCGCGTTACTATTACTAATTTTTTCAAATGAACGAGCATAAGAGATACAATAAATAATAGTTTGAAGTACCGGTAGATTTGGTATTAACCTCTTAAGAGCCGACGCAAATTCTGCCTCAGTAATACTAGTTTTGGTCGCGTCAACCACATTATATCCCGCGTTAAGATATACTGGAAGAACTTTACTACTACAAGTATTTGAAGCTGCTTTAGTTGAATTAGCGTTTTGTTGAATATTTTTACTTTTATTTGAATCAGTTGATGCCGATAATACATTAATAACATCTTTCTTAATTTTAAGAATTGATTCTAATTTAGTTAATAAGTTCTGATTAACACTTTGAATGAAGTTATCTATCGCGGGTAAATCATATACTCCTTGTCTAATCCCTTGAAATGATGTTTGAAATTGACCCGGTTGAATACTATGTTCAACTTGTTGTATCATATATGGTCCATTAAACATTGGGACGTGTCTTAAATTAAAATACATGGTTGGTTGTAATAACGCATTTCCTAAACAAACAACATTACATTTATAACTTCTCTGTTTGTATAGATTATATAAACTTGCATTTTGAGTTGTAACATTTTTTCCTGATGATTGGTCAATCATATTAATTTGAGCATTTATCGATTCTGATGTTGCGGTCCCATTATCTTGGGAAACACTAAATGAATAGAATATACTCTGATTACGAGTTCCAATATCAACATTAAATCCAACACATTTGTTAGATAAAGCCCAATCTTTTTTACCCTGTTGATTTTCAATTAATGGATTTTCAGACGCTCTTCTCATTTCAAAACCATCATCTCTAAATCTAAAATTACCTTTTGGTAAATCTAAATATTGAGATGGTTTACCTACATAAAAACAAACCATTTTTGAACTCGATTTTCTATAGTCGACATCCAAGAATGTTCCCCACATACTATTAGCAAATCCTAATGAACCCTCTGATTTATTTGGAATAACTGTTCCATCAACATCTTGAACATTATAAAAATTAATATAAGCAGGTAAATTCATTACTGTGAAATTATTACTAATTAATAATCCACTAATGAAGGTGTAAACACTCATAGCTTGGTTTAACGAATAATCACCATCTTTACCACCAACTCCAAACATCCCTTGTATATCAAAGATGTTTAATATGATAGTATCACCAATATTTCTTGATGCCCTATCTAAAAATAACATATCCTCAAATAATGTTTTTGTTTTAAAGTCACCACCCGCAATCCACTTATCATTAAGAGCTTTGAATACTTCGTAATTTTCAACTTTACTTTGTTCCCCATCAATAGCACTCCTATTTACCCTTTCAGGTAATTGTTGTTGGTTTGGTAAATCTCTTCTAACCCCATCTAAAACTAAATTTAAGAAATTGTCTTGTAATACACTTTCATTGTTCAAGTACTGATTAATTTGATTTTGAAATTGAGCAACCGTAATTGTTGGGTTTTTTAATTTTTGAGTTGCGTACATCTTAATTATTGGTGCCAATAAAACAACATTATCCGTTGTAAATTCAATATTATTATTCACAAAGAAATCCGTTATGTATGAACCGGTACTACTATATTCAACATTTCTTATCGTTGAAAATCCAACTTCAGTTTCGAGTGCTATCCACGCGTTAGGATTTAACCCTTTTGATTGAGAAACCGTTAACGTACCTCCATTTGTTGGAAGAGTATTTTGAATGTAAGGTCTAAATTTAACAGGGTCAACAACTTTTTGAGTGTTATTATGAGATAAATAAGAATTAAAAAGTCTTCTTTTATAATCAGATGGATTACCATATCTAAATAAAACATCATAATTCATAAAATCTTTAATACCACCTTGGAATGTATTATATTGATTAGTAATTGTATTATTAAAATATTCGTCTTCCGTCGCACTTGCAGATTTTGCAGGAACTGACATTAACCCTCTAAATAATGATTGAAAATTTTTAAAATTATTATTATCATCAACGGTTGAGGTATAAAAAGAAGTTGTTTCTTTTATTGTTGAAATATCAGTAATTGGTTTACAGAAATTTAAAAACTCTTGTTCAAATGAGTCTAAAATTTTCTTCTCAAATACTGAAAGGATTTCTTCAATTTTAGTATACTTATCCTCATTTAATAATGACATAGGAGATTGTTCCTCACCATTATTAATAAAGTTTAAATATGAGTCAGGCTGAGGGTATTTAATCTGATTGTTATCAAAATAACCATAATTTGGTGCAGACCATAGAGTTCTAACCGAACCATTGTATATATTCGGATTAAATGTAAAATCAACTACAGCGTTATTAGTTGTTGTTAAATTTTCAACACAAGCAATTTGAGTTTGGTTATAAAAAGTACCAAAAGAAGGTACAACAAAATATTCAACACCTTTAGTATTATTAGTAGGGTCACAATCTATTCCGGTACCAAAATCTTTATTTTCTAACAACACTGAATATGTAAATAAATTTAACGTTTTACTATTTCGAGACGCAGTAATATTTGAGTTTTCAAAATTATAAATTTTCATTCCATTATTAACACTACTTTGAATCTCGTCATTAGTATAATTGTCATATAACTCAAACCCCTTGTAAAACACGTTAAAGTCATTTACAACTTTAGGATAAAAACCAATTTGCATTTTAACATCAGTTGAATTCTCCTGTTGTAATGTAATAGTTGTTGGTACGTTATTTATTTTAAAATCATATGTTTGAGTAACCGAACTTAAAATAGGACTATAATTGGTAGTATAATCAAAATTCTTCCAAGCACTATCCAAAATATCTGTATTCGATTCTTTATATTTTTTATAACGATGCCAAACAGAACCATATTTTAAAATCCAAGCGTATGGTAATTTGTGAATAGCACCAAACTTATTAAAACATGACGCGATATAATCTAAGTCAGTTGTAATATCATTTGACAATGATTTATATCTTTCTCTTAGTGATGCTAATGGTAACGAATTCAAAAACAAATAAGCCGATTGAACAAACGGATATGGGTCACTTGTTCTAATATTTTGTACACCATTTTGAATTGAATTAACAAAATAAGGTGTGTTCAATATTGAAGTTGTAGTTCTAAATGGTAAAGCATTTGTTGGGGTTATGTAATCACAATACCCTTCAGTCGCCACAAAAGTTTTTGGTGTTCGAAACTCATAAAAACCATTTAATCCCAATAATGCAAACACAGTAGGATTTTGATTTTGATAAAAAGAAAAATTTGTTACAGGTCTATTCGTAGTAAAATCATATACGTCTGTGAAATTTGCAATAACTTTTCTTGGTTCAAAAACTTTTAAAGTTTGTTTTGTATTAAAAACTTCATTTCCAACCGATTTATTACTTGAACTTAAATTGTTTAGACACCAAGTAGGGTCCGTATAAGGTAACGTATCAATAATCAATGGCTCGTTAGATGCATTCGATAATAAAGATTGTAACGCGTCTGATTTAGTACTTGATTGTGGTAGTTTACCAATATCATTAGTATTTAAAATACTGTAAGAATTTTCTGTTAAATTTTTAATATATGGAGTAACAAAAAAATCTCTAATATAATCTTGATAAGCCCTACCGGTTCCTGAATTTGAAATAGTTTTTAAAAACTCCGGATAATTTGAGGCCTTTAAATCGTAATTTTTTAATTTTAAACTTAAATATGGAGAACTCACACCAATCCCTTTAACAATATTATTAACCTCAGCCTCAGAATTTAATTTAATTAATGAATCAATTTGATTTTGATTAGCTCTAATTAAATTTGAATAATGTGATGTTAAAAATTGTCTTTCCCATATTTCATAAAAGAATTTAACTTCTTCTTTGTTAACATAAGGTAATCCTTCTGATGGAAACTCAATTGCATTAATATTAATCCTATTCGTATCTCTTTGATTATCTAATGGTGGTGGTGCTGACGGCTGGCTAAATTTTTGAGTTAAACCAATCATATATTCTTCCACAAATTCAACCTCAGGCCATTTGTCATATAAATAACCTTGGGTTAAGTCAACAACTGATGGGTCCGCAATATATTTTAATTGGAATCTTCCTTTAGTGTCTTCAGGTGTTTCAACAAAAAATAACGGCCATGGATAGACAGGTATCTCAGAATTACTTAAACCTTGATTTGATTGTTGTGCCTCTGTTGTAATAACCACTTTTTGTACTGTCTCCGAACTTGGCGCTGACGAAGGATTATCTAATATTGCTTGTTTTCTAACCGGGTCATATTTTACGTTCCATGCGTTTGTATGAACGTCATCCATTAAACGAATAAACGCTTCAGCCGAAGCCATTACAACTGCAATCATATTTCTAACCGTTGGTTTGAATCCAATACCTGTGTCAGTATCTTCAATTTTTCTTAACAATTCAGCTGAAATTGACGCCTCATATTCTGACAATTTTTTATTTGCCTGTGCCTCTATTAATGATATTTGATTGTCAAATCTCCCATTACCTTCAAATATAAAAAATTTTGTATTAACTATATCAACCGAGGTCTTACCATTGGTTTCAGTTTTTGCCGCCGCAGGTGTTTTTGTACGATAAATCAATTCTTTAACTTTTTGTTCATCCTCAATGGTTGGTAATACTTTACCTGTTTGTAACCTAACTGTTTCGTTCCAATTAATAGTCTCATCCGTTGGTGGGGCTATTTCAATCGTTTTTAATAATATTGGATTAGCAATTGGAGATTCTCCATTTTTACCTAAAGTGGCATTTTCAGACAAAGCATTATTAAATTTTGTTATATAAGATTCCAATAATGTCATCGCATAGTCCTTATCTTCTCGACTCAGTTCCTTAAAGAAATATATTTTTTGATTCCCATTAGTCACAATAGGTTTTGGATTTAAATATTTATTGAACCATGAGATATTTGAACCTCTAACAGCATCAAAGTATTGTTTTAGAACTTCTTTATAACTTCTAATATTAGTAAGAGGGGCAACTTTTGCTGGAGGGAAAGATGCCATTATATTATTCTCAAACGTTTGTAATTTAGTCATTAACTGAAATAAAGTTAATTCCGGTAAATCAGGTGGAATTAATCCTTTGGATTTATATTCACTATAAACCTCAACAATTTTTTGATAACCTTTTTCAGAAACAATTTGAGTAACAACCTCATCTTGACTTAAGGCATTATTTTGAGAAGCCTTACCCTCAACTTTAGATTGAGATTCAGCTTGTTTGTTAGATTCTTGAGTACCTCCAGGAGTTGTAGATATGTCAAATCTTTGACCATACATATGTGGTACCGCAAGTAAATGTCCCATAGATATTTCATTTAGAACATTAAACTTATAACCTTTAAACTTTAAACTAACTTGGTAATTTCCACTAAACGAATTAAATCGAGCATTAAAAGTTTCTAAATTTAACTGATATCTAATGGCCTGACCATAATATCCTTTAAGTGTTAAATAAAATTGTGGATATGGTAAATTAAAAAACGCAGCGTATGGTGAATTATTACCCAATTGAAATAACGCTTTCCCTTGAACGTCTTCCAATTCCATTGTAACTGAAGGAACAAATGATGAATTAGTGGTAACATTAATCTGTGTAATACCTAATAAACCATTATCGAAAACTTCTTTTAAATTTGCGGGAGAACTAGTAAAATAAGGGGCATCACCATTTTTTGGGTCATTAACCTTTTCCATCATTTGATTAGCTCCTTTAAATTGGGTTGAATTTTCACCTGTTAACTCATCGTAGTAACCCACTCCTAAAAACGAATCTTTAGTTGGTTTCAACATATTCATTTTGGCAACAGAAATAGTTCTAATTCTATCTTCAGGACTACCCCCTACGGCTAATTTAGTTCTTGGGAGAACTTCCGCTTCCAAATTTGCATACATAACCAAACTCTCATGGTCAACCAATCTTTCTTGAATTTTACCCTGAGAGTCAATTGTTTTATTTGGGTCAACTACAATAATATTGTTGTAATCAAACTCAACTAAAATATTTCCGCTGTTGTCTGCTTGTAAGTTACCTGCCATAATAATAAAAATGATTTTCTAACGCTGCCTTATAATCCTGTAAAGATGGTAGTAAAGGAAATGGAATTATCAAGATAGCCCCGTCATATATATAATTTTCCAACCCACCAAATTGAGGATTAGCTTGTAAAATTAACCAACTAAAATATGGTGAATTATAATACTCTTGTGAAACTTTATCCAATCTACTTTTAGCAACTTTATAGATATAAGCTTTGTCAGTAGTTTTTTGAGGTAGTTGCACATACGGAACTACGGTTTGTTCACCGTTAATTAAAAATTCACTGTATCTATTCCAATATTGAAAAGCCATTAATTAAGTTTTACTTTTGAAATATATGCCGCTGAATTAACTCCATCTTCACTATTCCATTTGTTTATGTCAGTATTTCTATTTGTTGTATCACCCAATGATGAAATCATAGTTTGTTGAGATTTCTTTTTATTATCAGGAGCATTACTTAATGTTGTATAAGTGAACTCTCGGGTTTTTTTATCAAAAGGAGTATATATCATGAAATTTTTTAGTGGTGTTTTTTCAATATTATCAATGAATGATTTTGTAATATTTGTTTCATTCAAAAATAATGGTTTTGTTTTAACCAACCAATAATCATCAAATTTTTTCTCAATATCGTCAAACCCGGTTCCAATAATACTAGCATTACCAATTATATTACCAATCATCGCAGTTTTAAATGTTTCATATTTTTTTGAATCAAGAATATCATCTGAAATAATCATATAAACTCGTTTGAAAATATCATTTTGGAAGTCATTATTTTTACTAAAAGGATTAAACACTTTTTCAACTGTAGGTGCATCGATACCCGTTTTACCTTTAGTGTCAGTTCCATAAACTAAAATACCTGTATATTTTTGTCCCTCATACGTGAAATCATAAGGACTCGAAATAATTTTATTAAATTCAGTAATACCGGTTTTAATTGTATCGATATCATTAACTAATTCAATTAATGTGTTCGCAACATCATTTGATGTAATATTAACATTTGTTGTACCACTTGTGTTATAAACCTTAACAGGTCCTGATTTCGCTTGATATCCATCAGTACCCATATCAGTCATCCCTTGAAAAATAATAGTATTAGCTCTACCTAATGTTTGAATATAAGTTTGTTCAATATTCGTAACATCTTGAGTTATTTTACTAATCGCATTTTGAAATGAACCTCTTTTGTTTTTAACTAAATTTATATAATTATCCTTAAGTTGTCGAATTACCTTAGTTGAAAACCCAAATGAAGGAGATGACATCCATTGTATAAGTCCTTCATCTCCATCTGAAATATTCTTCTGTAATGACGCAAAAATTTCATCAAATCTTTTTTCAACATTACTTGGTTTACCAAATAATACAGTTGGATTTTCAGATACTCTTATAGAACCTTGAGTATATGACCTTTCTAACATCCATTGTTGACGAACAGCGTTGTTATATTGATTAACACTTTCTTTTGTTTTATTAACAATTGTTTGAAAATAAGTTTGAGTTTCTTTAACAACTTTAACCATAAAATCAGAATAACTTAAAGTACCTTTTTCCTCAGTTGCCGTAACCTCATTTGTTGAAATTGTTCCAATTGTACTATTATTATTTTGTCCATTTTCAACCTCTGCTTGATTCAGTGTAGGTGGTGACGGAGGTGGTGCCATCGCCAAAAATTCTCTATCTAATGACTCAAAAAATTCCGTATTTTTGGTAGTAACATCCGCTCTATCGTCCCAAATCTCGGTATTAGCATAATAATTAAACGTTAACGCATTTTGTAACTTATCAATTGACTCTTTTAATCCACTACCACCAACAAAATTAAATCCCATTGTTACATTTGCAATCATAGGTTGAATACCAATACCCTCAGGATTGATATCAAGTGATTCATATTGTAATGACAATGACGTTGGTATTATTTTAGTATTATAAAAATCCCCAACACGTAATATCAATACTGGAGGTGCTCCAAAAGAGGTATTAGTAGCATTATTATACTGTAATTGAGGAGTACCATTTATTTCTTTAATTGTTGGAATAGTGTCTCCCGGTCTTAAACATTGTTGTAAAAATGTTAGACGAGAGTTTAACCCTTCCGGAGTTGTTGAATGGAATGCCGGTTGAAAGAATTTTAACTTATCTCTCAAGTTATCATAAACCATAGGTGTTTCTGCCTTTATTGTTTCAAAATAATCACATTCTGATAATAACGCTCTTAAAACTCTTTTAGTAATATTATCTCTAGGTTTATATTCTTGACTAATAACCTCTTCTTTAACCGTTTTTAATACTTTATTCTCTTCAAGAACTGTAGTAAATTGTGCCGGAGGTGTAGTTGTTGGGTTATTTAAAGTTGATTTAATTGCACTAATATAGGCTCTTCTACATGCCATTGCACCATAAGTATAAACTTCTTTAGCCCCCACTTTAATATCACCACCTACAACACTAGAATCTTGGTCGGTACAATTTACACTTTGTTTACTAACAAAAGGTAACGTATATGGGGCCTGTCTTGATTTAGAAGCTAAAGGTAATGTAGTGGTTTGTTCCCCTAAACTCCTACCTTGATTTACTAATAATCGTTTACCAAACTCCTTTTTAGTATTTTCATTTTGTTGGAAAAATTTAATTGCCGATTCAATCCTTCTTGTCGCTAATTCAGTATTATACGACGGACTCGCAGGTGCGGAACAACTTGCGTCAATTGTTATTGTCACAATACCCTGAGTATTAGCACTTAATTGTTTACCAATATCAATAGCCAATTGTTTCATTACCTCATAATTAGGTGTTACAACCGTATTAAAAACCTCAGTAGTTTGTGCCGCGTTTGGTTTACCAGCATAAGTACCTTTATTACCAATATATAAATCGTATTGAGATGGGTAAGCACTTACATTATTTTTTTGAGGGTAATCATTTTCAAAATAAAACCCTAAATCTTTATACTTCCCAAATAAATCTTCACTACTTGCTTGAGATACGTTTGTGTCTGCGCCTGTAGGAGAATTATTACCTGTCTGAATTGTTTTTTTAATATATTCAGTTTGTTCTTTTGTTGTTTCTTTTGAAGTTATTGCTTGTTGTAACAAATATAAATCATTAGGATTAACCGTATAATATTTTTTTGCTAATTCATATAAATCATATTTTCTACATCCGGCAAAGAATGAATCTAAAATACTATCAATTCTTACTTTATTTGTTTCATTAGCTAAAACTTTATTAACAACAACATTTAAAGATGACGGATGGTCAACAACTATTTTCCAAGTTAAAGTACCAGTACGAGAAGTATTTTTATAAGTGTAAACAGGTTCCGGTCTTCCAAGAAATTCAGATGTGTTCCAATTTGCAGATACTTGTTCACTAAATGTTAAACCATATGGTGGAAACCACATAACTCGACCTCCATTAGGACCTCTCTCACAAACAGGTAAATCAGAAATCGCAAAACCAGGAGTACTTGATGTTCTCCACGCCAAATTTTCTAATGAAAACATATACTTTTTAGCATATGCGTCATTTTGAGTTCCAATCAAATTAGTCGAATCTTGTCCACCTTCTTGTTTGTTTGGAGCAATATTTAAATTATAGGTATTATCAAACACTGAATCTGCAAATCTTCGACCTGATGTTGTAATACCGTCTACTTTTTGTAAATCATTATATTGTAGGTAAGGTACATCTTTTGCAAAAATACGACAATACTCTGTTCCAACTTCTTGTCCCACAGCACCAACATATCGATATACTCTTGAACCTTTAGTTATTTCTTTATATCCATCATGGAAAACTTTACTAACTTGGTCAATTGCATTACCTACGTGTTGTAATCTTCGACCTCCTTGAGGTTGGCTATTAATTATTCTCTGAGTATCATCTAAAATAGAACCACCTTTAAAAGTCCTGTTTGTCGATTCAGTTGTATTATATGACGATGGTTTAAAATCTTCATCTTGATTTGTTACAACCCCACCTAATCCAACTTTTTTTCCGGCATTATCTTTATACTTTGGAGAAACCCAAGTAAAACCACCTTCAATACCACCACCATTAGAATAAGTAGGACCATTAGCCCCTAACCTAACTTCTTGACTTGGTCCTTCATAAAGTTGAGCCAACTCTTGAGGTCCGTATACCGGTGATTGTTGCTCTTTTCCAAATTGGTCAACAGGTAAATCACCACCTGGAGAAAACACTCGAGACGGTTCAGAAGACACAGAACCAATATAGTAATTACTATTATCAGATAAAGTTCCGGTTAATACACCCGCAACTCTATCAAATATACCTCTAACTAAATTTGGTTTATATTTGTTATAATCAATATTTTTAAATAAACGAGACCTTTGACCAGCACCTGTGTTGTTGTAAAATATTTGAGAACCTGTTTGTGTTCCACCTAATAACTGATTAAAGAAATTACCAATACCAGTACCAGCAATTGCATTGGTTACTTGTTGGATGGTTGTTGGTTGTCCCGGATTAATTGTTGGGTCAAAATAAGAACCAGGTATTAAGGAAACAGGTAAAATACTTCCACCTAATCTTAAAGCAAAATCAGCCGCTGCTGTTAATGGATTTGCAGGAACGGTAATTTGCCAATTTGGTTCTAATATTGGAACTTGTCCTGAAATGATATTCAATAAATCATTCCCACTATTAACATTTAATATATTGGCTTGTCCTATTGTCTCTAATCTAATTCTAGTTGCGATTCTTTCTTGAAACTCATTTCTAAGTGTTTGAGCACCTAAACGAGCTATATATGAATCCTGACTTAGATTACCATTACTACCGGTTGGGTTTGTCGATAATAAAATAGATAACGGAGAATATGATGATGGAACAATTGGCCCCGGATACGGTTGTCCATTACTTTGTCTGTCTTGGTCAGGTCTAACTGTTTCTAAACTTGAAAATGATTCCGCCGAGTCAAACACATTTAACCCATCAGCATAAGCGTTTAATGGTCTCCATAACCTTACCGCATCATAACCCTCATCAACAATATGAGCATCTTGTTGACCAGGTCCATATTCACCTTGATTAGAAATACTATTAGTTAATCCATTTGGGTCAGGAACTTGTTGATATCCTCCCTCATTACCATATCTATTTAAAGGATATAGTTGGTTTGCTAATGATGGATTATCAATAAGTTGGTCAGGACTATCAATTACAGAGAAATCCGATGAAATATATTCATACGGAACTTGGACAGAAGGTCTGTTTGGAGATTTAGCATAAGGTACTAAATTTCTCGTTATAAGTTTTTTTCTGAACGAATCCGAGTTAATTAAATCTAATGGACTATTTGACATCTATGATTTTTATTTTATAAATAGATTATTAGTAAGTTTTTGAAACAGGTTCTTTTGAGTCACCAGGTATTAACCTAACAATATAATCCTTAAATCTTGACTCATTAAAGGTAGTATCTAAAATTTGTTTTAGTTGTTCTGATGAAAGTCCTGCAGGAACTTTAACATCGACTTCAATTTTTCCTCCAACATCAACAGTACTTTTAGTGGTTATATTTTGATTTTGATAAATTGTTTTTTCATTTGTAATTTTATTGGCATTTGAATCTATTGGGGCAGTCTTAGATGATGCTCCCGCACCACTTATTGATGAAGCTGCATTAACCCCTGCAGCTGCAACTTTCTCAATCGGTGTATCACCTAATTTACTAGTAACATTTTTACCATACTCTTTTAATGCATCAGTAAACTTATTTTGAACTGATTCCATTTGATTACCAACTTTCATTAAGTAATCCGATAATGTTTGAGTTGCGGGTTTAATACCCTCTTTAAAATCCATTGCCATAGTACCCAAATCTTTCAATGCTGTTTCAACTTCTACCCTAGCACTTTTAGTGTCTCCAAATTTTTTAGAAGCTTCACCACCTAATACATCCGCAGTTTTTTGAGCTCCAATTATAGTTTCTTTAACAGGTTTTGCGGTTGCGGTACCTCCAAGAAAAGCGTTTTTAATTGCCGCAACATCCCCTTTAACGGTTTCCGAAATGTTCATTTGAACTCTGGCAATCTCCTCTAAACTCTTTGGACCGTCTTTTTGTTCTTGTATTAATTTATCAAATTCTTTTTGAGTTACTTCTGATAATTTTTTAGTTTCTTCTTCTCCTTTTTCATTTTTGATTTTAACTTCATACTCTCCAGTTTCACCCATTTTAGCAATATTTGCCAAGAATTGTTTATCTTCTTCAGTACCTATTGTTATTCCAGCCAAATTAACTGCCGATAATCTTTTGTCTAATTCCGCCGCGGCTAACCCCATTTTACTCATTTCCGCAGCACTAACACCGGTTTGTTTTTCCATCTCTCTAAGTGTTAACACACCTTGAGGATTTATTTTAAAGGTTTTTGTTTTCTCATCAAAATATGTAAATTGTTTTGCAACATCCGCTAAACTATCTTGTAAACCTGATGGGTCATTAATAGACATATTCATTAATTGGAATGGGTCTGCTAATGCACCTGCCGAAACTCCTAATCTTTGAAATGCAGATGCAACTTCAATCGCTCCGTCAGGGTCTAATACTTTATCCGCCAATCTAAAGGTCTCATTCATATTAAACCTCAACATTGATGCTTGTGCTGCCATTTTAGTTAAACCAACAACACCACCTTCAAATTGGAACCTATTCATTTGTTCCATATTGCTAGTAACAGATTTCATTACCGCTTGTGTGTTACCACCAATACTTTGAATATATTCTATAGACTCTTCTAATTGTTTAGGAATCTGAGCCAAACCAACACCAATATCTAAAAAAGAATTGGTCATTTCCCTTGCACTAATACCTAATACTTTCTGAGCCGCGTAAAGTTTTTCAACCTCCTCAGTGCTCGCAATAACATTTCGACCAGATGCATCAGCAACTTCACCAATAGTTTTGGCAACATCAGTCATTGACCCACCTAAACGATTGACCATAGGGAGTGCATCTGCGATACTTGACATTAGTATACCAACTCGTTCTCTACCCTGACCAAAAACCTTATTTATCTCAATAGATGATTTTTGTATCTCAACAACGTATGACGCCAATTCTGTCGCAACATCAAGAGAGCCAATAAGTGATTTTTTATATTCTTCCGGTGATTGTTCAGCTGCTTGCATAATTTAAAATAGTATTTTATTATAAATACAAAAGGACTGAGTTTTCAGTCCTTTTTATTATCTTCTAACCATTTATCTAACAAATATTTTCTAACAAATAAGGGCATCGTTACAAAATCTTGATAGGATATGTTCATTAATTTGTTCAAATAATAGAATTCATCTATTTGTCCCTTCCTATAATCAGAAGAAAGGGCGAAAAAAGTCCACCCCAAATCCGACGTTAACTGTCATCTTTTCTCCTGATGGGGTGCTTACAACTCGACTCATGTCCAATTTTGGTTCATTTTCATTCATAAATTGTCTAATATACTTAGAATCTGAAATAGGCATTTGTTCAACAAATTTAGATATTTCTGACTTATCCGTATTTCCGTTTACTTCAACAATCTCTTTTTGAAGTCTCCAAGTTATTTTTGGAACTACTCTACCTTGAGGGTACGTCGATTCTAACTTACTAATTTCCATTATTTCACCATAATTTAATGGTTTTAATTTAATTGTTGCATTAGATTTTGGTAATATAGTTGTAAATGTACCATCCTCATTTGGAGACTGACCTTTAATAACATTTAATTCATCAAGAGCTACTGTCGTTTTGAATGGTTTTTTAGTAACCGGGTCAATTAAATTTAAATCCATTTCAGGTCCAAAACCAGTATTTCTTAAAAATACTAATATTGACTCAACATCACCTTCAATCATATCTTCAATCCTAAGGTCTGGTTCGTAAATTTTATTTCTTAATAAATTTGTGGTAATATCTAACCCACCTGCCATTAAAATATTTTCATCAGAGGCGGTTAAATAACCCACCTTGATTGATTTTTTTTTGTTTTTGTAAAAAACTCCACCTGATGGTAATGGTACCACATCGTGAGGTAAAGTAAAATTTTGTTGTCCGTAATCTGTTGTTTGATTTTCCATATAAAAAAATAACCGTAAAGTTTATTGTCTTTACGGTTAAATATAATTAGTATTGATTTTTTATAAAGAGTATTAGTAAACTAAAACACATCTATCCATTCTTAATGATGCTGTAATATCCGCAAGAGCGTCAGTACTATATCCTAATGAACCAAAATTCACTCCTGTTAAGAATGTACCATATAAAATCCATTTCTCAACAACAACTCCTGTTGGGTCTAACATCTCAAGGTCAATGTCTTTTTTATAACCTGCAGCATAACCCATACGACCTGTTACAGATTCTGCGTGTAAACGAACCCACTCCATAAGAGCTTGAGACGCAGATGGTCCAATTGGGTCTCTGAATTTAACTGAAATCTCATCCCAGTTAAATCTTCCCGCAACATAAGTTGAGGTATTTAAAAATTGAATTTCCGTAGATGCAATTTTAATTGAAGGTCTTGAAGCACTTTCCACGAACCATTCGTTAATTCCTAAACTTGATGGAAACCTTAGTATGAATCGATTCTGTCTTTTCGGTTCGTAAGGAATCGGCATTTTCATCAATAAATCAGCCATATTATTTTAAATTAGTTTTTCTTTGTTTATTATCATAAATATATCCAAATGGAAAATATTTTTATTGACTTTCTGAAATTAAATCTTTATCATTATATTCCAGTCTAGTTTATTTAATTCTAGTTAATTTAACTAGTTTTTTTAATTATTTATTTAATACTAGTTCTTAATAACTAGTTAATATTCTTTTTTTATTCCTCCTGCGGTTGAATAAGTTTTAACAATATTGTCCGGTTTGTCTTTAAAGTGTTTTTTCATAACCTCTACATTTCGGATGTCATCATCAGAAAACCCAATTGTCGGTTTTGTAGGAACAAAATTATTACTTACCTCTTTTTTTAAATACACTTTTTTATCTAAATCATAGGCCATTTCTTTAATGTATTCCACAAATTTCTCCATCGCACGAACTTTCGCCTCTTCAGGATTTGCAGCACCTTCCGGGTCATTATAAGAAACTGGATGGTATCTATTCATATTTAGATAAGTTTTAATTAATTCATCATCACTCATGTCTTCATCATCATTAATATCTCGATACTTTCTTAAGTTTTTAACTAACTCATCTTTATCAATACCATTAAACCCTGATATGATATAATTATATACCGCCTCTTTTAATGTATTAGGATTATGACCTCTTGCGGTTATAATAGAAAATATTGAACCATTGTTAATTGCCTCTCTAAAATCATCAAATGCAGGTCCTAATTTGGCTCTCATTGCGTCAATTAAAAAATCTTTATCACCTGGTGTTTGGAAATTTTTAAATGGTTCGTCACTATATCCTACAATAGTTTCACCTTTATAGTTAAATGGTTCATCACCTATTTGATGTCTATACTCAGCAAAATCATCAGTACTCATACCTATCTCATCACCATCTTCATTCTTAAGGATAATCTTAGTTGGCATATGAACAACATTATCATCCCAATCGAAAGCATAATACTTCATATCGGGTGTCCCCATTTCATCTATCCCTTCATTTAATCTAATCTTTTTCATAATTGGCTAAAAAGTGGGGACGTATCCCCACTTATGGTTTTTATTAAATATTCTCGAACGAAGCTCCTGTTGGAGTAATAAAGAATTCAATATCAATAAATTCTAACGCTTTCGTCGGTTTCAAGTAAATTTTACCTGTTAATGTATTTCTATCTAAATCCTCAGGAGATGATGAAACTGTTACACGGAAATCGTATAAACCTCGGTCTCTTCTGATTGAATCTAATATAGGGTTAACACTATCTAAGAATTGTTGTCTAACAACTTGGTCGTTTTGTTCAAACAATAATCTTACCGCTACTGCTGATATTAACTTACGAGCTTGAAGTAATAATCTTCTTACATTCAATCTGTTAAGTGCTGTGTCAGCAACTTGTAATGTTTTATTACCCCAAATAACCGTACCAACATCTGAGAAAGTTGCGATAGGGTTAATTCTACCTTGGTATAATGTATCTCTATCTTCTTGAGTCAATTTAACTCTTGCTTTAACTGAGTTTACAAGACCTCTTGTGTAACCCGCTGATGCGAACCATGGGAAAGCAATGTTGTCTGTTAATGCTAAGTTTCTACAAACTTCACCTGTTGCAGGTAAATAAATTTGTGTATTATTAACAGTATCTCTTGTTAAAATCCAAGGATAGTAAGTTGCAGTATAATTAGAGTCAATTCCAGTATTATCTAAGTTATCAACCGCCTCTTGAGAATAGATAACATCTTGTGGATTTGTTGAATCCGGTGTGTACATTCTATAATCAGGAGTTGTTGTAATATAAACAGAATCCGCTCTTTGGAATTGAACCATATCAATTGTTTCTTCAACTAAGTTTGAGTTATTAACATAATCAATACTTGCTGTTGCTAATACATTAATATTAGTAGCTTCAGGATTCGCAAATGTTAATATACCAAGTAAGTAAGCGTAATAGTCAGTGTTTGCAAAATCTTGAGTATTATTTTCAACTACAATACGTTTGAATAAACCTTCACCTGTTGCATTTGGATATCTTGTTGATACCGATGCTCCTGCTAAAAATCCTGATTGACCTAATTGGAATCTATCTTCATTTGTACGATATTCTCTATAAATGTCCCATCCATCAAATCCACCAGCAAAACATAAAGTATATTTTCTTGAGTAAATGAAATAGTATGGATTTTCTTGAGTTTCAGGGTCTGTTCTAAACTCAGCTACACCACATTCAAAAGCAGTTTGACCACTTGTGTCATAACTATTTGAAATTGTTACAACTGTCGCTCCGGAGTCCATGTGAAAACCTTTACTTACATAATTCCAAGCAGCGCCTTCAACAGGTGTTATTGAGTTCACCCAAGACGCTGGATTTTGTCTTCCTTTATATGATAAGAATGATTCGTCAATACCATATTGTGTTGAGAAACCTAAATAAGTTCTTCTAACAATATCACCAGGTGATTCAACTAAATTTGAACTACCTGTTGGGGTTCCAAATGGAGGGTTAGCGATTGTCTCACCAGGGAAAAAATATTTTGTTTTAAATACAGGGTATGGTGATGGGTTAGTCACTGATTCATATTCTCTTTGAGTATAACCTTCAAAACCACATGGTATTGCATCAATTGGTGCCTCATCAGCCAACTCAATCATTACATATTTTGATAATAATGCGTATTCACCATTAGTTGAACCTAATTTTTTAGCAACGAAGTTATTAGAATTAGGGTCCATATTACAATTAGTAAATTTCTCAATAACAATAGGGTTTGAATCCGTGTCAAAGAAATTTCTAACTAAAACATCAAATGTCATATTGTTAAATGATAAATTTGCGATAGACACTTTAACTTCAGTGTTTGCAGTACCCCCATCAGAGATTGAAACAAATTTAAATAATTTATAAACTTTATTACCTCTTAATTCTGACACCAAATAAGGTGTACTAGGTGATTGATATCTTTCAACACTATAAGCAATTGAATTTGATTGTTCACTTCTAGCTTCAGGTAATGCAACTAATTGAGGGTTAATACCTTTAATATAACCTTGATTGAAAGCATATGCCAATGAACTTGGATAAATTTCTTCAACAAATAAAGGAACCTCATTTCTTGATTTTCCAAAATTATCAACACCTAACACTTTTGTAATAAACTTAGATGAAGTTGCCGATAAATTAGTTTCGAACGTAAAAATGTCTCCATCTTTTGTTACACCTGATAAACCAAATGATGCAAAAGGATTTTTATCCGTATCCACATATTGTTCGTTTGTTAATAACGTAACATTATTTTCATTATTTACTTCATATATTTGTCCATGATTATCACTTGTCGAACTATTAGTATATAATGAAATACCTCTTGAACGAAGTGTTGCTACAACCATATTGTTAAATTCAGTATAAGCAGTACCAATAAATGTATAGTAATCACCCGAAATTGTTCCTGAGAAAGTTTGTGAGTCACCTGTTCCTGTAACTGATAAAGCACTTATATTATAATCAAATGAGTATCCTGTATAAGCATTACCTGTATAATTATTAAAGTTAGCATAAAACCATGAGTCATTTTCAGATGCCGATAAATCGTTAGTTGCTAAGTTATTCGTATCTGAACCAAATTCATTTACAACTGTTGTGTAATTATTCGTAATATTATAATAATCTGTTTCAGGAATTGCTCCATAAATAAATGCTGTTGTAGCAGTTAAAGTATTATTATCAACTGCATTATAAATATTTGCAGTAAAATCAGTGTCAAATGTAGATACGCTACCATCAGATAATCTATATTGTGTGTTTAAGTTAGTCTGAACCGCAGATGGGAATGAACCACTAATAAAATTAACGGTACCCGCACTCGTTGCACCTGTAAAAGATACAGACCAAGCAGTTGCTCCGGTTGGACTTTGTGTAATTGTTGTTGGGTCAACATTTGCAGTAACTCTAATACTCCAAGATGGACCAGCATCATATCCTGACAATCCTAAGATTCTTGTCACGAACAACTGATTCGATTGTTGTAAGTAAGATTTAGCTATGTATGCCGCCTCATATTTAGGGATTTGTGTGTTAACAAATTTAGTTGGTTCTGTTCCTCCGAAAAAGGCTTGGAACTCATCGTAGTTTGTTATGAATACCGGTTCAAAAGCTGGACCTCTTAAAGTCTCACCAACTAAACCTAGGGTAGTAACACCCACACTTTGTGCTACGAATGATAAGTCAGTTTCAGAAGTGTATACCCCCGGTGAAACGAAAACTTTTTGATTTGCTTGTGCTGTTGCCATTATCTAATTATTCTATTGCAGATTTATTTTATAGATAAATATTCAATA